GCCCAGTATTAATAGATCATGGTAAAACACCGAAACCTATACTAGGCATACATGTCGGAGCAGGAGTAAGTGATGGGATAGCAGTATTTCATTATATTACAAAACAAGATTTAGAATCTATCATTCTTGAGGTAAAAGCTGATCCCGTAAGAGTACATGAAAATGTAAAAATGCAAAGTGGATTGGATATGCAAGAAAAGATCCCATATGAATTACAAAACGGACCAATAGAATTTTTAGGAACTACAACAAAACGAATGCATCAACATACAGCAACAGATCTAGTACCTTCATTAGTACATGATGTGCTGCAAAAACATACAACTGAACCAGCATTACTTACTAATTTAGATCCCAGATTAAAGGAAAAAATTGATTTACACGGAATTTTATTTTCAGGCTACGGGCAGCAAGGACTCTTCACAGAAGAAGAAATAAAACCAGTAGTAGAAGATATGTCTAGAGAAATCAAAACACTAGTATCTCACATGCCAAGGAAAACAATGACTTTAATGGAATGTATTAACGGAAACAAAAATTATTTAGGATGTCACTCAATAGATTTAAGTACTTCTCCAGGATTCCCCTATGTTGGAGAACACTTGAAAAAAGATAGTCTGTTTACAGTAGTAGACAATGTGATTTATCCGTCCAAAAGGATTAATGATGACTTTGACCAGGCAATTCAAGATTTGAAAAATGGAATTGTACCATTTTATCCCCATGTAATTACTATAAAGGACGAAAGAGTTAAGTTAGCAAAAATTTATGACAAACCCAAAAGCAGATTATTTGCATCAGCTTCAATAACACATGCATTAATAATGAGAAAATACTTTCTTCCAATTGTAGTACATACTTATCAAAATCAGAAAAAATCATTTTCAGCATGCGGTTTGGATAGAACATCTACTGAATGGCATGACTATTGTATGTACTTAAGAAGGTATGGAGATAAAGGCTTTGATGGTGATTATAAATTTTGGGACAGGACGATTCCAAACAATCTATTATATCATGTAGTAAACATGATGTTGGACTTTGTGGAATTAAATGACTCAAAAGAAAGAAACGCCCTATTAGAATTTATTTGCACGCCAACTTATGTATGGAAAAATTATGTATTTCAGATACCAGGAACAGTAGCATCAGGAGTTTTTATAACATTTTTAGTTAATTGTTTTTTGAATGAAACATTATTTAGAATAGCATATTTAGATATTATGAGTAGAGAGGCACCGTTTCTAGCTTCTCTAGTAG